GTCGCTCGACCATCGCCGCCGCTTGTCGAATCACTGAACAATCCATCGTCCCGGCTCTCGCCCACGCTACCCCGTGACCAGATCTGCTCAGGAAATGTAAAGATCTGAGTCATAAGTGACTAACGTGCCCTAAAAATTAGGGAGGGCTAGGGGATGATGAGTAACCGCCTGTTTTATGAAGATGAGTACGACGCCTACGCCACGATGATCGGGAGCAGCGGCCGATCGTTGAAGGAGTGTGCGAGCCATCTCTATCCGGCCATGAAACCCGAGAGCGCCTATGCCAAGCTCAAGGCCAAGCTCGATCCCCACGGGTCTGAGCACCTGCGGTTCAGCGAGGTCACCGCACTCATGCGCTTCTGCGACTGCTACGACCCGCTGATGTATCTCTGTGACGAAACCCTGCACCAGCGCCCCGACCGCAAGGCCTCAGAAGATGAGGAGGTGCGCCTGGTCGAAGCCATGACTGGCGCCGCCGATGTCCTCAAGAAAGCCATGCGCCAGCTAGAGCGCCTGCAAGACCGCAGCATTACCAGACCCGCCGCCATTCGCCGCGCCTAGCATCAACAAGAGAACCCCATTCCCCCATGATCAATCCGCGCGCCCTTGTTCAACCCGGTTCAGTCCCTGAACAACAACTAACCCCGTCGCCAGAATCACGGGTCCTTCCCACACTCCTTCCCCTGCGGGTGACAAGACCCCGGTTTTTGTCATGTGGATGAGGGCTGGGCATAGTGAACAGATCGGCATGACGGTCTGATGGCAGGCTGGGCAAACCACGACGACGTCCTCGCGCAACTGCGCGCGGCTGGGCTATTGGTCGATCTGCCGCTGCAGTTGGCCACCAGCGATCGCTCGACGCGCTGCCTGATCGATGGTGGTGATCACGAAAAACGCGGCTGGTACCGTCTGCACGAGTGGCAGATGGAGCCCAGCGTTTTCATGCTCGTCGGCGCATACGGCATTTTCCACGGCAGCAAGTCAGAGACCTGGAAGGTCGAGCTGACCAAGGCTTGCGCGAGCTGTGGCGCTCAAGTCAGCTTGAGAGACAAGAAGTGCCAGGCCTGCGGGCAGGCTACTTTCGTCAAGCGCGAATTTTCCGAAGAGCAGAAGGCCGCATTCAAGGCGCGCATGGAAGAAGACAAGCGGCGTGCTGCCGAAGATCGCGGCCGCGAGATACAGCGCGCGTCTCGCTGGGCCACGGCCGTCTGGAGAGCCAGTGCCGAAGCGCAGCCCAAAGGACACGCCTACCTGGTGCGCAAGAAGCTCTCCGGTACCGGTGGCGCGCGCATCTTCCCCGGCATCGACGGCATCACGCTCGAAGGAGCCGAGCAGGAAGACTACCGCTACCTGAAAAGCTTTGCCGGCAGCCTGGTGGTGCCGATGTGCGACGATGCCGGAGCAGTCTATGGGCTGCAGTTCATCGCCGAGAAACCCAACCCCAAGACCGGCCGCGACAAGATCAACTGGCCGCCAGGCATGGAAGCCGCTGGCCGCTACTGGCTGCTGGGCGCATCACCCCGGCGGTTGTGCCTGGAGGTTGAAGGATTCGCTACCGGCATGACGCTGTTCGAGGCCACGGGCCAGCCGGTGGCGGTCGCCTTCACAGCCGGCAACCTGCTGCCGGTCGCCAAGGTGATCAACGCCCGCACCAGGCGCCGCGCCAAGATCCTCATCTGTGCCGACGACGACTGGATCCAGAAGTGCCGCGAGTGTGGCGTCTACACCCCCGTAGCGACGCCGACCTGCGCGCACTGCGGCAAGCCGCACCGGTCAGAAAACGCCGGCGTTGCGCGATCTGCGGAAGCCGCGCTCGCAATCGACAACGCCGAAGCCTTCGTGCCCGTCTTCGCTCAACAGCGCCCGACCGACCGCAAGGGACCGACCGACTTCAACGACCTCGCGTCGATCGAAGGTCAGCAGGTTGTCATCGCCCAGTTCGAGCAGCGCCTGGACGCCCTGGAGTGGCGAGCCATCGCCAGCACCCCGACGCCGGCGATGTCCTCGCCTTCCCGCCCGGCGGGCGCAACGCCGCCAGGGGAGGGGGGGCGGCGCGATGCCGTATCCGTCATGTTCCTGGATGATGCCGTTGAGCGATTCCTGCCAATCGATGACGGGACCGGCGACTACCTTTGGGACCACTGGACACGCAAGGTCGTCAAGCGCTCGCAGATGATCGCCTTGCTACCGGCAGGGGTCCGCGGTGACGATCTCAAGCGCCACGACGTGTGGCGCAGCCGCGGCGCCGTCTATCTGGACCAGATCGGCTTCGACCCGGCCGGCGACGACCCGGCGGTCAAGCTCAACACATGGAATGGCTGGCCGATGCGGCCCAAGGCAGGCTCCTGCGAAAAGCTGCTCGAACTGCTCGAATACCTGTGCAGCAATGACCCGCAGGCCAGCACCATTTACGACTATGTCCTCAAATGGATGGCCTGGCCGCTACAGCATCCCGGCGCAAAGATGCACTCAGCGATCATCATGCACGGCCCGCAGGGGACCGGTAAAAGCACCGTCTTCCAGGCCTATGCCAAAATCTACGGCGACTATGCGACCGTCCTCAACCAGCGCGGCCTCGAAGACAAGTTCAACGCCGACTGGTCGGACAGCAAGCTCTTCATTCTGGCGGAGGAGGTCGTCAACCGCGCCGAAATGTGGCACATCAAGGGCGAACTGAAAGAACTGGTCACCGGCGAATGGATACGCGTTAACCCCAAGCACGTGGCCGCCTATCGCCAGCGCAACCACATGAACCTCATCTACCTGAGCAACGAAAACCAGCCGCTACCCCTAGAAAACGACGACCGACGGCACTGCGTGATCTATACCCCACCGGAGTTGGGAGAAGCGTATTACGACGAGGTCCAGATCGAGATAGAAAACGGCGGAATTGCCGCGTTCTACGACTTCCTGCTGCACCTCGACCTGACCGGATTCCACCCGCGCAAGCGGCCGCCGATGACAGAGGCCAAGCGCGAACTGATCTACATCTCCGCCCCCAGTGACGCGCGCTTTCTCGCCGACTGGATTGCCGGCGACACCGACTTGCCGATCTGCCCCTGCTTGTCGTCCGACCTGTATGCCGCCTATCTCAAGTGGTGCCGAACGCACGGCGAAAGCCGGCCACGCCCGGATAACCAGTTTCTCGGCGCCATCGGCCACATGCCTGGCTGGGAAAAGAAGAAGTGCCAGATCTACCGCGACCTCACCAGTTCGGAGGCTCTGCTCAAACCACTGGTCATCCCCCCGGAAAGCGCGCTGGTCAAATCCGGCACGGCAAAGCCGGAAGGAAAAAGCGTTGTCGTCTGGCGAACAGAAGGCGTCGTGAACTTCTCGAACGCCATCCACGGCGCCGGCGACGGCGATGGAAGATTCTCATGATCCACAATATTCCGGGTTCAAAAGACGGCTTCCGGGTACCCGGAAGCGCTGCAAGGCAGACAGAGCAAGGCTTCTTCCGGGCTTTCCGGGTCTTCCGACCTATTGCGCCCGCGCGCGCGCCCGATCACGCTCGCGCGCGCCTGCAGAAAAGATCTCTCACGCGCATGTATACCCGGAATACCCGGAAAGCCCGGAAGAAGCCTTGCACAGCAAGGGCTGCAGACTTTCCGGGTACCGGGAAACCGAAACAGCAACCCGGAAGTCACCCATGAGCAAACCCCTGCGCCTCGCCATGCCCCATACCGCCGGCTTCATTGATGCCCTGCGCGAGGCCTTTGGCGCGTCCCAGATCGATCAATCCATCCGTGCCGGCATCGAGGGTCAGCCCACCTTCTGGGCGCGCGAGAACGGCCGGGAAATCGGCACGCGCAGCACCCCGCCGGGCGCCAGCTACACCGTCGACCAATGCCTGTCCGTTAATCTCCCCCAGCCGAAGGACGCCCCATGACCACCACCGTCAAGCAGATCGAATTCGCCGCGCTGTTGGGCGTCTCCCGCAGCTACATCACCAAGCTAAAAGCCGACGGCCGCCTGATCATGGACGGCGACCGCGTAGACGTCGAAGCCAGCCGAGCGCGCATCGCCGACACCGCCGACCCCCACCGCGACGACGTCGCCAGCCGCTGGGCCGAGCGCCGCGACCGCGCCGCCACCGCAGCGGCTTCGGCCATCGATCTGCCCCTGGACGACGCCGACGACCTGCCCGATGACCCCCCGGCCACCAGCGCCCTGCGCAGCGCCAGCAGCAGCTACGTCGATGCCCGCGCCCGCAAGGAACAGGCCCAAGCCGACATCGCCGAAATGGAGCGCGACAAAACCCGCGGCCTGCTCATCGAGCGCCAGGCCGTTGAAGCCGCCGTCGAAGACGTCATGACCACTGTCCGCCAGGCGCTTGAGCAGCAGCCGCACCGCCTCGCCCCCCTGCTGGTCGGTCAGGACCTCGACGCCATCCGCATCACGCTCAAGCAGGAGACCGCGCGCATCCTCGGCGAGATGGTGCACACGTTTGCAAAGCGCCTGCGCCAGATCGCCGGCGAAGAAGAGAAGGAAAGCGGAGCATGAGCTTTCCACACCAGGAGGAAAGAAACCTCCAAACCCATGACACAAAGGAACGAACAATGTACGCCGAAAATAAAATGAGCCAGGTCATCGAGTCAATTCATTCCCTTCGAATGGATCTGCTTGGCGGGTCTTATAAGCTCGAACGGGCAGCCAGTCACCTTGACAGCGCAGCGAGTGAAATATGCTCATTTCTGCACAAGACAGAAAAGCAACCTGCCGACCCCATGCCACCGAAAATTGCTGTTGAAGAGGAATTGCCTGCACCGGAATTCCGCACTCCAAATAATTGCGAAAAATTTATCAACCAGTGGTTGGAAGGAAAAACGGTCTATCCGGTTTGCGTCTGTTCAGGTATGCATCTTTATACTGCATACGGGGCTTGGTGCAAAAATAACGGGGATTACAAGCGTCCGTTAAGTCATTTTTGTGGATTTCTGCATCGGATGAATATTGAATATAAAAAAGTCAAGCTTTCTTTGTTGGCTCAGAAGACAGAACCTATATCAGCACGCGTCGTTATCCCGCCGGATTCATTTATCGAGGAACAATTCAAAAAGCGGCCATACCAAGTGGCTACTCACTGGATAACAGAGGGCTATCTGGCATTTGCTGCTTATCTCAAAGGAGCCGGCTTAGTACAGGAAGAAGGGTAACTCGTTTTGCTCGCCCCAACCGCCGCCCTCCTCATCGCCCTCAAAGCCGCCGCCAGGGCCATGCGCCCGAAAGCGGCCTTGACGGTGTCCGAATGGGCGGAGACGCACCGCATCCTGTCGGAAGAGGGCAGCGCCGAGCCGGGCAAGTGGAAGAACGCCCGCAACCCGGCGCTGGTCGAGATCATGGATCAGCTCTCCGAGGATTCCCCGGCGGAGCTGGTCGCCTTCCAGAAGTGCAGCCAGTTCGGCGGGACCGAAGTCGGCAGCAACTGGCTGGGCTACATCATGGACCACGCCAAGGGTCCGGTGGCCATCGTCATGCCCACCGAGAAAGCCATTGGCGACTGGATGAGCCAGAAGTTCGACCCCATGGCCACCAGCACCCCGGCCGTTGCCGCCGTGCTCAAGGGCCGCTCCAACAAGGCCAGCGACAACAACGCCGCGCGCAAGAAATTCACCGGCGGCATCCTCTACGCCAAGACCGCCGGCAGCACCACCGAACTCAAGAGCACCTCCCTGCGCTACGCGCTCGCCGACGAAATCGACGAATACACCTGGGCCACCCTGCAGGGCGACCCGCTCGGCCTGTTGCAGGTCCGCCTCACCGCTTTTCACGACCACAAGCTGTTCGCCGTCTCTTCGCCGACCATGAAGGACGCGAGCCGCATCGAAGAACTGTTCGAAGCCGGCGATCGCCGCCGCTACCACGTCCCGTGCCCGCACTGCGACGAGACCCAGCACCTCAAGTGGGCCAACCTCCGCTGGAACAAGAACCCCGAAAACCCGCGCCAGATCACGCGCGCCTGGTACGCCTGCGAGCACTGCGGCAGCGAAATCGACGAGCACCACAAGTCCGGCATGCTCGCCAAAGGCCGATGGATCGCCGAAGTCCCTGGCGCGCCTTACCCGTCGTACCACATCAACGCCATTTACAGCCCGCTCGGGCTGGGCCGCTCGTGGGTGCAGCTCGCCATCGAATGGATTGAAGCGCAGGGCGATCACAGCAAGCTCATGCGCTTCATGAACACGCGCCTGGGCGAGACCTACGCCAATCGCTCGCGCGACATCAAGCCGCCGCTGCTCTCGGCGCGCGCGGAACCCTACCCGCTGCGCACCATCCCGCCGGGCTGCCTCGCCCTCACCGCCGGCGTCGACACGCAGGACGACCGCCTGGAGATCCACATCATCGGACACGGCAAGGGCGACCGCACCTGGACCGTCGACTACCACATCCTTCCCGGCAACCCGTCCGACGAATCGCTGTGGGATGCCCTCACCGAGTACCTCTCGCCGCCGATCATCAACAGCGCCGGCCGCGCCCTGCGCGTCGAAGCCACCGCCATTGACTCGGGCGGCCACCACACCCACGCCGTCTATCAGTTCGTCCGCCGGCGCCGCCTGCCGCACGTCATGGCCATCAAGGGCGCCAGCACGCCGGGGCGGATCATCCTCGGCCGTCCGAGCATGCAGGACGTCACCTGGAAGGGCAAACTCACCCGCAAGGGCGTGCAGCTCTACCTGGTCGGTACCGACACCGCCAAGCACCTCCTGTACGCGCGCCTGCTCGGCGACGCCGACAAGCCGCTGGAGGAGCGCAAGGTGCACTTCTCCGACGAACTTCCCCCCGAGTACTACGAGCAGCTCGTCGCCGAAGCCTTCAACCCGCTCAAGAATCAGTGGGTCAAGAAAAAATCCAAGCGCAACGAAACGCTCGACACTTGGGTGTATGCCCTGGCCGCCGCGCACCACCCCGAGGTCTACCTGCACAAGCGCAAGGCCGCCGACTGGGACCGCCGCACCGCGCTGCTCGAACCCGGCGTGCCGCTCCCTGACAACCGCCCGGAAGCCCCCCCGGAGACCGCGCCCGCGGCCCCGCTCGAACTCCCGCCGGCGCCCGAAGCCGCCCCCCCGGCCGCCGCCCGTCGCAAGCGCGGCGTCGTGCAGCGCTCGGCTTTTTTCCCCCGCTGAACCAGGAGCCCCTGAATGGTCCCGATCAAAACCACCCTGCATGTCGGTGACTGAGTGTGGTCACCTGATTTGATGGTGCGATGTTCGTGCTTGGTGATGGGCATTTGTGGGGTAGGCGGGATGCGCAACGCCGGCAAAAGGAGCCGGCGTTGTCTCTGGTGGAGTTGCTGAGG